GCCCGGATTGAATTTGAAAAAGAATGGCTTCCAACTTTTAAAGGAACTAAGGTTGAGGATAAAAATGAAAATTTTACCTTAACTAAGGAAAAAAAGACTCCTGTTAAACAAAAAGCTTTAGGAAGTATTAAAAGTGAAAGTTTAAAAAATCTATTAGATAATCTATGACTACTATAATAATTAGTATATTAGGTTGTTTGGTCGTGATCTTAGGATTCACGACCTTCAACCTTCTAAAGAAAAATGAAAAACAAGAAGACATCTTAGCAGGATATCAAAACTATCTTGACAGCCTCTCCAGAATTGTTGAGTTTGCTGATGAAAAAATCAAAACTATAGATAGTAAAGGTATTTTTAAAACAGATGATGAAGTAGGTTTTATATATGAAGAAATAAAAAACCTACAAAAGGTTTTATCAAATTTTAGAATAGATAAATTATGATAAAAGAAGTAACTGAAAAGAAGAAAAAACCATCATCAAATAATTACTTTACTCAAGAAACTGAGGATGCTATAGTGGCCTATAATAAGGCCACTTCCACTGATGAAAAAGAAAAAATTTATCATAGGCATATTCATTATGCTTTTTTTAAATTAACCGAAAATATTATCCATACTTTTAAATTTTATTATACTGAAGTAGATAATATTGAAGATTTACAACATGAGATTATAACTTTCCTCCTCCAAAAAATGCATCTGTTTGATCCCAGTAAGGGAGCCAAAGCATATTCTTATTTTGGAACAATAGTTAAAAGGTATCTCATTATCCAGAATACTAAAAACTATAAGAAAAGAGTTGATAAAGCCCCAGTTGAGGAACTATATAAAGACTTAAATCATTCCTATGAATTAGGTACTCCTTTAAATCAGGCTGATTATATCTCAGATTTCATAGATCAATATGTAGAATATTGCTCTGAAAGAATTTATGAATTATTCCCTAAAGATAAAGATGCTCAAGTAGCAGATGCTATTTTAGAAGTATTCAGAAAAAGAGAGAATATAGATATTTTTAATAAAAAAGCTCTTTACATCTATATTAGAGAAATGATAGATGTTAAAACCCCGCATATAACCCGCGTAGCGGATCGGTTAGGTGAAATATATAAGGAACAATATATCTTTTATTTAGATAACGGATATACCAATTTTTAACCAAAGTATATTTATCATCATGGGTAAGTTTGATAAAAAAATATTTGGTAAGGTAACTTTCTCTAATCTTTTAGAAGAAATTTATAACAACCAAAAAAAGAAAGAGGAACAAATCTCAGTTCTGATTCAAGAACTTAAACCAATGGTTCAAGAAATTGGTGATGCTACTCTTATAGTTCCTTTGATTAAAGAATATCTTGAAATAGGAGTTAAGAATGATGAAGCCTTAATTAAAATGGCTACCATTGTCCAGCGATCTATGCAGGCTGAAGAAGGAGGAGATTCATTTGGGATGTCTGAAGCTGAAAAGCAACAGTTATTAGATGAAGTAAAAAAATATAACGAAGACAAGGGTAAAAAATAATGGCTAGACCAACATATGGTTTATCAAGTTTATCTAAAAATGCTTTAAGCCCCTTCAGTAATCCTGTTAGTCTTAAAGATAAGATAATAACTTCTAAAAGAGTTAAGGATATAATCTTAGATCAAAATCATCCTAAATTTTATGAATATGGAGAATGGGCTTCTATAGGTTTAGTTTTTGTTGAAGATACAACACAACCTACAATAGAAGAAAATTTTATGACAATTTATCCTTTGTTATCAAATTTGAAATTTTACCCATTAATTAATGAAATTGTAACAGTTATTTCTTTACCCTCAACTGAATTAGAAACTGATCCTAACTCTTCTAAATTTTATTATCTCCCTCCTCTTAATGTATGGAATAGTCAACATCATAATGCTATACCTGGAACTTCAAATTTACCTCCATCACAGCAAAAAGATTATCAACAAACAGGGGCAGGAAGTGTTAGAAGAGTAACAGATGGGGGAACTGAGATAGATTTAGGAAAAACTTTTATAGAACAATTAAATATAAATTCACTTCAACCCTTTGAAGGAGATTATATACTAGAAGGTAGATTTGGTAACTCTTTAAGATTTGGAAGTAGTCAAGGAAAAGATCCTATAACTAAAATTAGAAATGGACAAGGTCCTCAAACTGATGAAGGTTGGACAACCATAGAAGAAAATATTCAAGAAGATAAAGCTTCCATATACCTAACTTCAACCCAACAAGTTCCTCTCCAACCTAATACTTTTAATTACAATTCATACTCTACAGCTCCTGAATCTGTTAACCAATATTCTAAACCTCAAATATTACTCAACTCAGGTAGAATTGTATTAAATTCTAATCAAGATCATATCCTATTAAGCTCAGCTAAATCTATTAATTTAAACTCTCAAGATTCAGTTAATATTGATAGTAAAAATAAAGTAGTTATTAATTCCCCTCAAATTTTATTAGGAGACAAATCAGCTACTGAACCTTTATTGTTAGGTAATAAAACAGTTGATTTATTAAGAGATGTGTTAACATCTTTTCAATCTATATTAAATCAACTCCAAATTCTTCAAAGTCTTCCTCCTGGAGCTCCTTTTGCTCCTCTTAATATTCAAGCCGCTATATCAAACCAAACTATTAGTAAAGCTTTAGCTAGTTTAGAAACTTTAAAATCATTTAATAATAAAACAATATAATGGCTAATTGTGGTAGAGACTTTTTATCTGAATTTTTACAAAAAGTAGCTATTAAAATAGCTGAGATTCAACAAAAAATTCAAGAAAATATTGATTCTCTTAAAGAAGAATATTTTCCTAAAGAAGCTATAAAATTAGCTGAACAAGCCAAACAAATCCAAGACCCAAAAGCTAGAAAAGAATTTCTTGAACCTTATATTGAAGAAGCTAAAAAATTCTGTCCTTCAAAAGAATCACTTTTAATTTTAATAAATAAAAGAAACGCTTTAGCTGAAGGTTTGACCCAAATCCAAGACAAAATTAAAATTAATACTAAAACTAAAGAAAAACTTGGAACCATCTCAGCCTATTTAGAAGTACCTATTAGAGTAATTAAAATCCTTCCTCTTCCTACTTCTCTTCCTTTTGTCTCAGCTGGTACTATTACAACTTTAAGTGATATTTTAAATAAACTTCAAACTAATTTAGTAAAATATCAATCTATAGCTTGTGGTTTATCCACTATTGATACTTTTGCTGTTGATGTATTAAATAAATTAAAAGAACAATTAAATATTTTAGATATTTTAATTGAATTTTGTGCCCAAAGTACAGGTATTGAATATGAAATAATTAATGATGATTTAAATCAAGATCTTACAGAAGAAGGATTTGGGACTTATAAAGGATTTACTTTTGAAATAAAATATGATGGGTTAAATCAAACCCCTTACCCTAAAAGATTCGCCCAAGCATTAGATAAGAGAAAAGTTGTTAGACTAAAAAGTGAATCTTCTTTTGCGTCTGATCCTAATGTTTTAGTTGAAGAACTCAAATTTATAATTGATACTCAAAATTTAAAAGGTGATTAACATAATATTTATAAACAATGAAGACTAACACTTTCAAATCTATAATTAAAGAAGCAGTTAGAGAAGTTATTAGAGAAGAATTAAGAGAAATTTTATTAGAAGCTGTTAAAGCTCCTAAACAAACTGTTACTGAATATACTCCTCAACCTTCTCCATCTTACTCTTCTTCCCCTTCATTAACTATGGAACAAAAAAGAGAACAGTATAGAAATATTTTAGGTGAAACCACAATGGGCTTTACTACTCAAAATGTAAACGAATTTAGACCCCAAGGAGTTATGCCTGGATCAGATCTACCAGCTGGTGAGTTAAGTATGAATCAAATAATGGGTTTAATGAATAAATAATGGCTATTAAAGTAGGAAACCTCCCAGCTATTGACCAACAACCAGCTATTGGAGTTGGTATTGGAGTTCCCTTTATTTCTACAGCCATCTCAGGCTCTGATGCTTTATTTAAAATAAATTATACAACAGCTGATCAATTAAAATCTAACATGATCAACTATTTCCTATATAGTAGAGGAGAAAGACCCTTAAATCCTAACTTTGGAAGTAGAATATATGAATTTCTCTTTGAACAAGATTCCCAATCATCTAATGAAATTCTAAAACTTTATATAGAAGATGAGATAAAAGCTCTCTTCCCAGCTGTTAATCTAAAAGAAGTCAAAATAATTTCTAACTCAGACTATAATACAATCACAGTCCAAATATTTTATTCTGTTTTCACAAGTTTAAATGAATTTATAGAACTTAATATACCATTATAATGCCATATGATTTAATAAATAGTAATAATGGGGTTAATAGAAATATTAAATATGTTAATAGAGATTTTTCTGAGTTAAGAACAAATCTTATTGACTTTGCTAAAATCTATTTCCCTAATACTGTAACTGACTTTAGCCCAGCATCTCCAGGTACAATGTTTATAGAGATGGCTGCCTATGTTGGTGATGTTATGGCCTTTTATACTGATAATCAAATCCAAGAAAACTTCACCCAATATGCTAGACAGTTTAATAATCTGTATGATTTAGCATATATGATGGGTTATAAACCAAAAGTTACTAGTGTATCTGTAACTGATTTAGATGTATATCAAACAGTCCCTGCTATTTATGACTCTACTTTAAATCAAAATGTACCTGATTTTAGATATGCCTTAATAGTGCCTCAAAATACCGCTATTAATAATACTATATTTTCAAACACTCCTTTCTTAACTCAAGATATAGTTGATTTTAGTAAATCAAGCTCACTTGACCCTACTAACATCTCAGTCTATGAAATAGAAGGAAATCAACCTAAATCA